TACACGGTCAAAGATTGCCCAGGCAAAACGATGAAGTGCATGGGTGGCCTCGTCGACTCTGGCTACGCGGCCCGCCGCACAGGTGGAGTTTACGAGTTTGTTTTAAATAGTGGAAACAGATTTTGGGCGAGCAAGGGCAGGGGAGTGACCGTAGGAATGAAATCAAGCGTGGTAAGGCAAACGATCGAGCACCGCGGCCGCCTGGTTAAAATGGTCCAGTACGACGACAACCTTTGGAAAGAACGCCTTTACCTTAACAAGATCAAAGACCGCGACGGCGGAGACTGGTGGCTCCCGCGTAATACCGGGCGCGACTACATCGCCCAGCTCACCGCCGAACGTCTTGTGGAGCGTCGCATGAAATTTGGCCATAAAGAACTTCAGTGGGAAGTAGTCGGCGGGAACCACTTGGGCGACTGCGAGAAAATGCAGCTTATTTTACTTGAGAGCATGACAATGAAAGAACCTACGCCCACCCCGGCGCCAGAACCTGTACCCGCATGAATCACTTAGAAGATACCTACAAACTTTCCCTTAGCCTAACGCGGAAAATCCGTTCCTACATGATGGGATGCAGCCGGACTCAGCTGGTCTTTATTCGGCCCATCTTAAACAGTGCCGAGGCCATCGGCCTATCTCTGCGCCAATCGATTGACACCACCCCTTCGCCTTGTGGAGCGTGGTCTCATTTTTTCCTTTTGGATTCAGGCTGCGAAAGATCCTGTTGCCCTACGTCTTGCCTTGGAAGCGCTGGCGGGAAGTCAGTTTGAATCTTTTAAGAATAACGGACGATATATGGTGAGCGCATCTGTGGCTGGTAAATCGTTTAGCTTTCAATTTCAAAAAGACATGGATCCCGCCACTCTGGCGAGACTTGCTTACGAAGCATGGCGCAAGGTGAAGGATTTTACGACTACCGCTCAAATAGAAACGTTCCTTTCTAAAAACACGGGCCAAGTGAGTTACCCCAACTACGGCGTGCAGACAGCCGTGTACCCTTAATATGCCTTTAGGAAACTGGTTTGGCAGGTTGATTCGGGCAGGCGCCCAAGACTACACAAAGCGCCGCTACATCTACACGCCACCCAACGACAGCCGGATCGACGTCACTACTGCAAGCAGGACGCAGGTCTTGGGCCTTGCTCGCTACATGTACTACAACAACCCAGTCGTCAGGGGCGCAATCGATTGCATGACTCGCAACTCAATCGGCCCTGGCATCAAGTGCCAAAGCCGCACAAAGGACGAAGGGTGGAACACTGCGACAGAGGAATGGTTTCACAACTGGTCGCTGGCTTGCGACGTCCGCGGCCTTTTAGATTTTAATACACTTACCCAGGTAGCCACTCGCACCATGCTCCGCGATAATGAGCTATTTATTATTCTTACCGATAACGGCGATGGCTGGCCGATGTTGCAATTAATTGAGGCACACCGTTGCGCTACCCCGCCCTACATTACTGATCCAAAGGTAATCGACGGCGTGCGGGTAAACGCAAACGGCCGCCCGCTTTCTTACTACATTCGCGTGGGCGATGGGGAAAAGTTTAACGAGGTGCAGGCCGCCGACGTGATTGTCCTAGCCGAACGCGATCGGGCGGACGAGCTGCGCAGTCTGTCCCGTTTAGTCACCTGTTTAAACCTGTTACAGGATCGTGATGAGATTTTGGAATATGAAACGGGAGCCGCCAAGCGGGTAGGGCAGATCGGCCTAGCGCTAGAAGGCGACGGGAGCACAGGATTTTTTGGTAACGACAGCACAAACGATGACGGCATGACCACAGACAGGATTTATGGGCAGGGAGCCATCTGGAACATCCCTGCCGGGCGGCGCTTGCGTGAGCTTAAGAACGATCGCCCCAGCCCGAACTTGCAAGACTTCATGGATCAATTTCTGCGGGCGGTGGCCCTTGGCCTCGGCCTGCCTTACGAATATCTGTGGAAAGCGGATCTATCCGGCCCGTCCCAGAGGTTTGTCCTGGCACAAGCGCAGAGGCGGTTTGATGAAATTTCACAAGCCATCATTACGCAAATGGTTAGCCGAGTACGCTTGTGGGCGTTGGCCAAGGGAATTAAGCGCAAGGATCTGACTGTGCCTAAGGGGATGGAACGTTGGTGGCAGGCCGCCTATCACACGCCTAAGCAGACCACCATAGACGCCGGGAGAGATTCCGCCGCTGACCGAGAAGATCTAAAACTTGGCCTAACCACATACGCCGAAATTTATGCAGCCCGTGGGGATGATTGGCAGGAAGCGATTGATCAAAAGATTGCGGAACAAAGCTACATCCGAACGAAGTGCGCTGAGGCAGGGATTCCGGTTAATGAAATCCAGTTCATTGCCAACCAACCGATCGCCGCCACCCCGCCATCCGAACCGCCTGCCGACGCACCCGCGCCTACAACCGAGACGCCCGCACCTCAAATGGAAGAATCCACAGAAAAAGAAACCATGCAGGCGCCCGTTTTGACCGAAGCCTTTACGATGAAGGATAACCCCGACTTTAATTTCAGCGATAAGGAGCTGACGATGGTTGCAACCGCCCTTGGTTTGAAAGATAAAAAGGCTCGAAAAAAGAAATCGAGTTGACGCGGGAAGGCCGATATGGCCGAAAAGAAATTTAAAGGGATTAGCGTGATCACCGCTGGCCCAGCATTAGGGCACGGGATGATGATCGACGCGGAAACACTCGCACAGGTAGTCGAACGTGGAAACGAAGCCGGGCAGGTTAAGGTTCTTTCCGATCACTCGGGCTCAATTTCAAATATCATCGGCTATCTTGAAAACTTCCGAACGGATGGCGGCCAAGTCAGAGCTGACTTCACCCTCTTTCAAAGTCACGACAGCTTTAATTTCTTGTCGGAGCTAATCAGCACGCTCCCTGGACAAATCGGATTCTCTATCAGCTTTAGCGGAATTCCTAGATCAGCGGAGGACGGCACCACATTGGCAGATGTGCAGAGCTTGTTTTCTGTGGATCTAGTGCTCACGCCCGCCGCCAATCCCTCAGGAATTTTTCAGGCACGGGTTGACAGCGAAAAGCATGGCATGGATAAAACCACGGCCCCCGAGGTCAAATTAGAAGCGCTGGCTGAAGCCGCGCCCGTAGCTCCGGCGGCCCCGGCACCTGTGACCGCTCCCGAAATGGAGCCTAACAATAACGACATCCTCAAAGCCATTGCCGAACTTAACGGAAAAATGGATGCAATGATTGCCCTTCAGCAAGCGGACATCGCTGGCGAACAGGGCGAGGAAATGCCCGCTATGCCCGGCATGGCCGCCAAGGTTGAGGAAAAAAAACTTTCCGAACCCGAAGTGAAGCCCGAGGAAGCGGCCCCCGAAGTAGTGATTGAAGCCGCACCCGCTGCCGCAGTAACCGAAACCAACCTTTCCAAGAATGATCAAGCAGGCGCAAAGGCCGAGCTTGCCGTTCTTAAAATTGAATTGGAGGCCAGCCGAGGAACAAAGCCCTTGGAGATGGCAACCACCCAACCCATTTCTCGCGAAGAAATCCTCAAGGCTTTCAACGCAGAAAAAGATCCCCGTCGGGCGGCGGAGATTTTCAAACAAATCAAGTTCGCCCGCTAAACAAGAAAGAAACACAAAACCATGGCAAACACACTCGGCACAGTCTCGAACGGAAAAGCCATCGCCCAACGTGCACTCACGATCCTGGTCGATCGCTTTCCTTTCTTAACGCAGGGCGTAACCGATTTTTCGGACGTTCCCGCCCGTAAAGGTGACGTAATCACCACCCACCTCGTAACCGTTGGCACTGCCTCGGCTTACTCCACCACAGCTGGCTACGTATCGAACGATCGGACGCAGACTGATTGCACAATCACTCTGTCCAACTTGATCCATTCGACCGTTGCTATCCGTGACGATGAGAAGGCCAGCTCGCAGATCAACTTGATCGAGCGCTTCGCCGCTTCCGCCGCTTATGCGGTTGGAAAAAGCATGGTTGATTCCGTGCTCGGCAACATCACCAGCGGTAACTTCTCCAGCAGCCTTTCAGTGGCGGCTGGTGCGTTGACCTATCGTGGCGTGACCTCGCTCGGCTATACCTTGGACACAAACAAGGTTCCTAACGTGAATCGGTTTGCCGTGGTGTCTCCCGACAACTACGCCGGACTGCTTAACGACAGCAGCATCGTGGCAAACGCACAGTTGAACGCGGACAAGATCAGCACGGGCCGGATCGGTCTAGTGAACAACATCAACGTGTTTGCCTATACGAACCTGCCCAGCGCAGTTTCCAAGGGCTTTGCGGCGCAACAGGAAGCGCTCTTGGTGGCGGCTCGCTTGCCTGAAGTTCCCGAGAACTATCCCGGCTACGTCGAGAACGTGACCGAGCCCGAAAGCGGTCTCTCAATGCAGATGCGCGAATGGTTTAACCCGAATCTCGGGCAGACCTTCCGCAGCTATATCGTCCTGTTCGGAACAGGAGTTGGATCTGGCAGCAGCTTGGTTCGCTTGGTCTAAGAAGTAGATTCATCAGGGTGCCCAGCACATCGGGGGGTGTGCTGGGCTTTCCCTACTCAAAAAATATGAAATCCCCCCTAATTTCTTTAGCGATCATCGTCGGCCCTAACGAGGGCGACATTCTCAAACGCCTCATTCAATCCACCCACGGCCTGTGGGATGAGGTCGTCGTCGTCTCGGCTTGCGGTGCAAATGATGCGCAGGGTATGCGTAAATGCGCACAGGAGGCCGCTGGCGAGGCTTTAGTCTGGGGCGAGTACCAGAACTCACCCGAGCATGCGGAATGGCCTCATATTGATAATTTTGCCTCCGCTAGAAACAAAGCCTTTAGCTTGGCTTCTGGCAAGTACGTGATGTGGGCGGACTGCGACGACATCCTTGAATCAGGGCAAGCGCAGGCCCATCGACAAGCCACCATGGATAGGGAGGCAGGCAAGAGCGAATGGGATATCTTGGTGACGATTTATGATGTGCAGAACTCAGGAATGAGGAACAACAAAAGAGAGAGGGTATTTCGCAGAATGGATAACGGCAAGCTCCCCGCCCATTGGGAACGACAAATCCACGAAAGAGTCACACCTACGCCCGGAGCCAAGATAGCCATCGCTGAGCACTTAAAAATCCTTCACGCCCCTAATGGCCCGAAAGTATCCAGCGCAGAACGCAATAAGCGCATCATCGCCAGCCGCATCGCAGGGATTGGGATGGAATGGTATTACCTAGCGCAGGAACATTTTTTAAAAAACGAATACCAGCAAGCCATCGGGCCGTGCTTGTTGGCGTTGGAACATTCGGACCTTGGCCCAGCCGAGCGCTACCAGCTCCATACGCAAGCATCCATGATGTTATCCGACCGGGCCAAGCGTTTGGAACATCTGGGCAAGGCTATGGTGCTTTGCCCGCTACGCCGTGAGGCCCATGGCCTTTTGGCCGCGGATAGGATGGATCACGAAGATTTTACCACCGCCTTTCATATTCTTAAGCATGTGGACTCCATGCCGCACACAGCGGATTGGAATCAAGAGAACCGCTGGTACAAGCATCTACCTCGGCAGTTCATGGCTCAATGTCTGCGAGCGAGCAAACAAAACTTAGAGGCGGATATTTTAGTCAGAGAAGGATTCCGATCCGCCTGGGGAAGGATCACCGTCGTTCACGTGGGCGAACCCGAGGAGTGCTTGCGATCACTAGCTCTGTATACCGATACAGCGGACGATCCCAATGGCATCCAACACATGTTTGTTACCCAACGGGGAAACAAGCAGGCGGATCGGCATCGTATAATTCAATCAGCGGAAGAAGCTATGGGGGCAGGGGCCGGAGACATCTTGCTCACGGTGACGGCCAAGGATGCGAAAATGCCAGGGCTGCGTTGGGATGTTGATCTGATTGAAAGCGGCAAAGTACCCCCAGGGTCAGATCGTTTACCCGATCCAGTGGATCGAGTCGGTCGCGTCATTGTTGGATTAACCACCACGCCAAAGCGTATCGGAACAATTTTACCCACCCTAAAAAGCCTGCTTAATCAATCCCGCCCAGCCGATCAGATCATTCTTTCAATATCAGAAAAACTCGCCCGCACAGGCGAACGATTTGGCGTTATCCCTAAGGAAGTACAGGAGCTGGCGGATTCTGGTAAATTACAAATTTACCGAACTAAGGATTACGGCCCAGCCACCAAGTTTATTGGCCCGCTGGAATTAGGCGGGGATCCCGACGACAAGATTTGCTGGCTAGACGACGACATCCTCTACAGCCCACGACTTCTGCAGACCCTCGCCGAGGAAATACAAAATAGACCCAAAACGGCGATCGGGGTTTGCGGATTTTTTATGACGGGAGATAAAGGGTACGCCATTGCCCCAGACCACGGCGGCCACGCCGAGATCCTAGAAGGATTTGGCGGGGTTATGTGTCGGCGCTCGGACATGCCAAAGGCCGAGCTATGGCCAGCCGTAGCCGCCAATGACTTTGCTGGGCTTAGCCCTGTGGCTCGCGCCAAGTTCCTTGCTGACGATTACGTCATGAGCACAGAGCTGCGCAAAGCAGGCACTGCCACGATAGTCTGCAACACTTCCGATCTAAGCAGAATGAACGCGCTGAAAGTACGCCAGGAAGGGCTGGGGCCGGATGCGCTCCAGAATAACAAAGCCACCGGGGGCAATCTGGCGGCCTACGCCCTGCTAAAGGGATGAACAAGACCATCACACTCTCCGGCTACAACAGACCGGACTACTTCGCCACCACCTTAAAAGCCCTGGCCCGGTGCGACGGGATTAGTGAATACAACGTTGTAGTCGTCCTCGATCCATCCGATAAAACTTCTGAGATTGCGGAATTTTGTAAAGGGCAGGGCGTGCAGGCCATGGTCATGCTCGATCGTCTAGGTTGTGGCGCCATGATCCGCTACTGCATGGCCCTGGGCTTTAGGGTTAGCGATTACCACATCCATCTAGAGGACGATACCGTGCCCAGCCCAGATCTCCTACGCTGGTTTGAGTGGGCGCGGACACATGCCCCAAAGCAGACCCTCACCATCTCTGGCTACAACCAACACGGGGACGGGGCAGACCCCGGCGTTGCAGGATTCCGCCACTGGTTCACCCCCTGGGGCTGGGCTACGTGGAAAAGCTCATGGGAAAAATATCTTTTACCTAACTGGGATAATTCTTTCTGGGATGGCGGCATCCAGCGCGTACGAGAAAACATGGGCGACGGGGAGATTTTTCCCAGGGTAAGTCGCATCCAGAATATCGGCGCCACTCGCGGAGCCTTTTGTCCTAGCCCAGAGTTTCACCAAGAGAACCATCACGCCACCCGCGTGGCTACAGAATTGGACAAGAAAACAAAATGGATCCTCACCTAGAGCATCTAAACGGTGGGCACGAGTTTGGGGCGGATTGGTTTACGTTTGCAGGAGTCTATCGCAGGATGGTCGCGGCCTGTCCGGCCGACGGGAAGATCGTCGAGGTAGGAAGCTGGAAAGGCAGATCCACCGCCTTTCTTTTGGTGGAGGCATGGAACAAATCGCCAAGGATAGAAATTTACGCCGTCGATACGTGGCTGGGTAGCGAGGAACACGCAAGCGAGGAGTGCATAAAAAATGGCACCTTGTACCAAGAGTTTTTGGCAAATGTAAAACCCGTCTCACGCCAGCTTGTTTCCTTACGCATGCCTAGTTTAAAGGGCGCTAACTTCTTTCCCGATCAATCTCTAGATTCAGTCTTTATCGATGCCGCCCATGATTACGAAAACGTGAAGGCGGACATCTTAGCCTGGCTGCCTAAAGTAAAGGCAGGCGGGCTTATTGGCGGGCACGATTACCTATGCGGCTGGGCCGGAGTAGATCTAGCCGTGCAACAAACCATGGGGGAAGTGGAAGCACTAGAAAACTCCTGGCTGAAGCAACTTTGACAACGCTCACCCAACAGTGACCGAGCTTGAAGAACTTATGACCAGCGGCCTAGCCGAGGCAATTAGCGCCGCGCCAGTTACTGCCTCCATCGGCGGATCAGTAGTGACGGGCTTTTATGCCACTAACGAGCAAACCGCCCAGCTCGGCTACGGGGGGATGGTGGATCCGCAGGGGAGCGAGTTTGTTTACGTTAGCTCTGGAGTTACTGCCCCCAGCCTGATGAGCGTGATCACAGTTGCCGGGATCCGTAAACGAGTGCACGGGATCAATAGCGATAGCGGAACCACTAGCCTCATGCTTACCACCCCGGAGGATGTTAGAAAATGAGCTTACGCCTAGATTTTGAGAGTGCCCTGACGAGTTATTTAACCACCGTCAGCCCATCCAAACCCTCTGGCCTAAACATACAGGCAGGGCACCGCATAGACGATTTACAGGTGCCAGCTCTTATTATTCACGCAGAGGCGGCCGAGCCAGCGGAGCAGGGGATTCAAAGTACCACTCGCAAGATTACTATCGAGGCCACCGTCCTTACCCCCATCCAAGAAACTGGCACGGTGGTAAGTCATAACGCTTTCTTAAAATGGACAGAGGCGCGGCTAAAAAATAAGGATGCCATGGTCTCGGCCATCACCTCCGGCATGACCTTGCTAGGATCTTACATCACAGCTGAAAAGAGCGCTGGAAACGATCAAGCCATGGGCGATACAGTGACCGCCGTTTTTTGGGTTAATCCTACTTGATTAGTTGGGTAAGGGCGCCACAGTAAGGCGTGATTCAAGAAGTAAAGGTAGTAGGCGGGGCGGCAAAAAAAGTTAAAATAATCGGCGGGCTTATGTGTTTTCTCGGCTTGTTTGTTGGGATTGCATTTCAATCTGTGTGGTTTGGGCTTCTTTTCTTTGTCGGGCTGTTCGTGTTCATCGCTGGGCGCTTTGTAGAATAAGAGTTGGTTGACAGCCGTGGCAGGCGTATGGCCTACACATACGGAACACCCGCCACTGGCACTCTATCAGAAACGGTCGCAACTAGCTTTGAGAGGGCTTTTATTCAAGGCGCCGACGGCTCCATGAAAGCGCAGTACAAAAAGTATGCTCAAGGGGAAGCCAAAACAGAGACTTACACTGCCACTTTGCCCACCTTGGCCTCGGGCACGCTGACTAACGGATCGATCACCGCTTACGAATACAAGGAAAGCAACACCGATCAGCCTCGCGTCACACAGACTGCGATGGCCTGGTCCACCATCCCTTAAGGAAAATATATGGCTATTGGAACAACCGTCTCAATCTCAGGGCTAGAGCTTACCAGCTTAGGCATTTCTGGATCAGTCGATACTCTCATCACGCCCAGCGGCACCGCCAACACCGTGCCCCCAGTAAAAGAAGCCTATAATCCTAAGTTTGAACTTTCCGCTGAAGGGATTGATGACGGCTACACCGCCACCTCCACCATCACGGCAAAGGGCCTAACCTTTCAGGTCACCAGCGTGGAGCGTAAGCGCACTCTGGGCGATGTGGCCAAAATTTCTCTTCGCGGCACTTCCTACGCTGGCGTTTCATAATCTGTAGGCCGGGGCACTGGTATGA